ACAATGCCTGAACCAAGGTGCTCAATGCAGATGTAGGTGTTCTTAGGATGCTTCACATGGAAGGCAATTTGATGAGGTGACAAACGTATCTTGTTACCTCTCGTAACTTTTAGTTCTAATGTGAAAAAGTGGCCAGAATTATTATAGCCCAATAGATCGGGAGTGCCATGTAGACTAGAGTTTTCAATTCTAATAAGCGAAATAGACTTAAAATTTCTTTTAAGTTTTTGATAAAATTTAGCCTCTGGGCCCATGTGTTTTTCAAGGTTACTCCTGCGTACAGATGTTAATAATCTTTTATGTATCCAGGAGGTAAAATTAGTTTTTCTTCCTTGTTTGGTTTCAAGACAACACGTATTGATGGGTCCTTTGGGTTGTTACTTTCATGGACTTCAATACGTTTTATCTCTTCGAGATAACCACCGGGTGTTGCAATATATATTCTGGCATGACTTACAGCGTTACCTCTTCTGCCATTAGGTCCTTCTGTAAATTTGTCTAAGTATTCTTGCAGGTGTTTAACAAACATTATTTTTTATTCAACCTGGTTGACAAATCCATTATCACAGCTTTGTATCCTTGCAACAAGTTTTTATCTTTTTCTGATTCAGAAGACTTATCTTTCCAATAATGTATTTCTTTTCTTAATTCACCATTTAACTTACGGTGACCTTCATTGATATCTTCCAACTCTCTAACTCTTAACTTTAATCTTTCTATCTGTAATTCCAAATCGTTTTCTCCTCTCTGTTCTTTGTATACTTTCATGATTGACATTGTAGGACAGTTACCTTAAAAAGTCAACTATGGGAGTTCCAAAAAGATTAACAGAAATGCAACAACGCTTTGCTGAGTTCTTAGTGTTTGGTGATGAGAACGGACCACTGACACAGACAGAGGCAGCATTGAAGGCAGGTTATTCACCTAAACGTGCAAGACAAGAAGGTTCAGAATTGTGTAATCCAAAACTATCGCCTCTTGTTGTAAAACATATTGGTGAATTAAAAGAAGAAAGAATTAAAAAACATGAAGTAACCTATGAAGGACACATCGCAGAACTTGGTAGACTTAGAGAAGCTGCTTTGAAGAAAGGCTCTTTCTCTTCTGCTGTAAACGCTGAAGCAAATCGTGGAAAGGCAGCAGGATTATACATAGACAGAAAAATAATAAAAACTGGTAAACTAGAAGATATGTCAGAACAAGAACTAGAAGCAAAGATGAAACAAATTTTAAACGATTACTCACAAATAATTGACGTTACCCCAACTTCAGAATCTTCTTTACCCATTGACGAGGAATCATCGTCCGATCCCCAAAAGTAATACCATCTTCATCCTTATCGTAAGAGGCAAACATTTTAATATGGGTTTTTGTTTTTTCATACAACCAACCTTCATTAACAGGATAAGACAACTTCATCTTGTCAAACTCCTTCTCCGTAGCCCAGCCAGAGTCACTGACGCAATCGACCCACTCCACTCTGACTTTCTGAAAAGGTATATCAGGAGTTGTTTCAGTATTGATAGCTTTACGTCTTTTTCTAGGCATAATACTCTATAGCATATAGGGATCTAAAAAGTTTGAAAAATTTTAAAAAAAATTGACTCGCGCGCGCGTAGGGCATCTGTAAGTACAAAATAATCTGTCCACCTAAACATAATCTGTACCATGATCTGTCCACCCTAAAGTCATATATACCAACACTTCTAGACCAAAAGTACAAAAGTACACTTTTTTTTGCTACTTTTTTTAAAAAATTTTTTAAAACTTTCTAGATCCCTATAGTATAGCTTTTTTTGTCTCAATTTCGCCATAATGTAGCTCCATTACTGCCAATTTCTCTTCAGCTGTTGACATATCGGTAAGTAACTTATCTACTTCAAGGGTAATATCCGGATGTTCTGGTATCACCATCTCCTGGTCACTGTAGCATCTTATCTTGTACTTACAGTCCTCTATGATTGCTTGATATCTTGCAACCATAACTTTACGTAATCTTTCGTTCATAGCTTCTCCTTTAATTGTTTTAAATACTCTTCGTTTTCTTTTTCAGTATCATACTGCTCTTTCTCATCAAATTTTAGGTCATGATACATGTCCAATCTTTTTAAAAACTTATGTTTATATTGCCTTAATTCAGCCCCAGTTATGACAAATTCTTGATAATATAGGTCAGGTGTACATACCATTATCACACCCTTATTTATGGCAGAATTGTGAACATAGTCATGGGCCATGGCGTATGCTGCAATTTGCAGGTAATAATCTTCGATCCATTCTTTCTTCTTGGGCCTGTTAGCCTGTTTAAAGTCTACGATAGCGTCCTCACCATTGTGACTGCAAACCAGGTCAGTAGACCCAGCGTATAGCCCAGGATAATACATTGTGACTTCCGAGCCGTAATACTCTTCCACCGGTGCAAGACCGATCTCAATAACTTTTTCGGCCATGGTCTTCGCCTCTTGTCCGAGCCCTGTAAGATCATCGTACCCAGTGCCGAGTATATGATGCTCCAGGAATTTGTGCATGCTAGTCCCTCGCTTACTAGATAAATTCTTGATTCGCTCTGCTTCTTGTTCTCCAACTTTGGCCTTCCAGTCTTTTAGAAATTTTTGATCTTTGGTTTTGCCTAATATAGTAGTTACACTTGGAAGTCTATAGCCTGCTACATCATAGATCCGTGATCCATGGTCCATGCTCTGTGTACCGTTGACGTAGTTGTATTTATTATTTTTTTTCATACGTTAATATCCATCTCACCACAGCTGTTGATGGGTCATAGCCATCAAACTTCGCACTACATCCAGTCAACAATATAAAACTAATTATTATTATTCTCATCATTATCCACGTATTTATTAATTATATAATAAGCTATTATCGCACCAACAATAAAGGCACCCATACCAAAGAAAAACATCCCTAGTCCGTGATAAAAACTCATATTACAATTTTCTCCTTTTACATTATAGTGTGGGCCCGAAGGCCCATCACCTTAAAATCCCTCTTTTCTAATTGAGATTCGTTTACTAGCTTTCTTACCTTTAGTTACTAACTTATAATTATAAGCAGCAACCATGGCTTCGTTCCAGTCTTCTTGATTTAAACACTTATCAAACTTATTAGAGTTTTTTTCTATTTGAGCATAACAAGTTTTTAAATTAAAGTTTTCTAACTGAGATATTTTTACAAATGCTACAGAAAATTTAACTATCTTCACTAGATTAGGTACAAAACTTTTAAGTTTAATTAGTCTTGAAGCAATTAATTTAGCATTATCAAGATTATTTATCTTAAAACTACCGTCTCTAAACGAAGGCATAGGTCCTCTGTCTGCTGCAGCGTTAAAACCGACACTATAGCCTGACAATAACGAAATACCTACAGTAAAAGGCAACTTATATTCTTCAAAAAATTTTTCAATTTTTTTGTACTCAGAAGAATTAGAGTGACTATTATGACTAAAGTGTTTTAGAAAATCTTTATTTTTCCAACCCTTTTGGGTGTTGTTCATAACAGCTATCTGTTTAGAGTTACCAGAACTATTTACCACGTAAGATACTGGGATACCCAGTTTTTCGCACGCTTTCAGCCGGTGTTGACCATCTATTACTTCTTTACTAGGAGTAACTACAACAGGCATCAACTGACCACTTTTTCTCATAGAAGTAATTAAATTTTCTACATGTGTTTCATTAATATCTCTGTTGTTGTCAAACAAAGTAAACTTTGTATAATTTTTTTCATACATTACTTTTGTTATCTGTTTACTAGCGTTGAAGCTTGAATAGTCTATTCTTTTACCCAACACAGTGTGCATGGCACCATTTTTTTTACTTATCATTTCCCTCCTTTCTATTCATATTTTGAATTTTGTTAACCTGGAGCTCGTCCTTTTCTATACTGTAAATCATTCTAAACTCATCACCTTTTTATATTCTTCTAAATCTATTATATTACCATTCATCACCAAGTGATCACCGTAATGATCAATGACTTGTTGAATCTTGGGTAGTTTTGTATGCGCGTATGGCCATAACAATCTACAAACATAATACGCGTCTCTAAATGTACATCTCCAACGATACTGCATTAAATATTTTGTGCCATCAACACGTCTACCTTTACGTGGTTTTTTATTTAATGTACCAACACCTAACACTTCGTGTAGCCATATTAATACAGACTCATCAGTCATTGTAATTTCCATAGATAATCTTAGACTATTAGATATTCTATGACCTTTACCTGTGTGTCTCTTTTTCTTTTCTGGTCCACGTTTAAAATGTATTGAACCCTCACCATCGAATAGACCTGCAATGTAACTAATATCAGTATCACTAACCATTAATGTAAACTCCCCTCTGGTTCTGGATCATCTGGTACCATAGGCACCTCAACTGTTTCGTAAAATTCACCTTCTGAATCACAGTCCCAACATTGATGCACTTGACTATTATCTCTAAAGTCTAGTGATGTATCACCTGTTGCAACTCTGATATACCCATTACCGTGGCAAGTATTACAGATAAATTTTTTAACTTGTTTTACTTTTAACTTTGCCATTTAACTTTCTCGCTTTCTCATTTGTTAGAACTTCTATTG